AGTAAATTCATGGGTGAAGGCCCAGGAAGTGCAATTCATGTAAAGCAAATGGAAGATGGCAAAGGTAAAGATGTTACTTTTGGTCTTGTTTCTCAGCTTTCAGGAAGTGCAATTACTGGTGATTCATCATTAGAGGGTAACGAGCAATCGCTATCTACCTTTTCAAACACAGTTAGCACGAATCAAAAAAGGTTAGCTGTAAGAGATACAGGTAAATTCGCAAACTCTAAAGTGCTTTATGATTTTAGAAGCACTGCCCTAGACCTTCTCAAAACACAATATGCAGAACTTATCGATGCAGATATTTTCTCTGCACTATCAACAACAAGTGGTACTCATGCTTATGCAAGAGCAGATGCTACAGATGGAGCAACCTATGCAACTTCTGATCCAAAAGCTGCTCTAATAGCAGATGATAAAATCACTTTAGCTGATATTAGTGCATTGAAAACAATCGCTCAGATAGGTGGATCTGCTAACTACAGAATGAGACCAATCCGTGTAGACGGTAACGACTATTATGTATTGGTTGTACATCCTGAAGTTGCTTATGATTTGTTTGAACTCGATGAGTTTCAGCAAATGCAGCGTGAAGCTCAACAGCGTGGTGAAAGCAATCCATTATTTTCAGGTGCTTTAGGTATCTATAATGGTGTTGTGATTCATTCACATGAAGGAGTTAATGTTGCAGCAAATGGAGGTGCTAGTTCAAATGTTAATTTTGCTAGAAACCTTTTCATGGGCGCACAAGCAGCTTGTTTTGCAGAATCATCTGATATGATGTGGGTAGAAAAGACCTTTGACTATGGAAACCAACTTGGTATTTCAGCAGCAAAGATCTATGGTGTAGACATTAGTGACTACAACAGCAAAGACTACGGTGTCATCCAGTACGTTTCAGCAAGGACTAATCTGTAATCAATAACCGAAGAGGGGGATTAATCTCCCCCTCTTTATTGGGAATATTATGACCTTAACAGAAATAACAACAGAAGTCAGAAACATTACAGGAGTAGACTCTACCTCTGTTGTCTCTGATGCTGTTATACACGACCTTATCAATGAAGCTCAGTATCAACTTTGTGATGAGGCAAATTTATTACAAGGATATGCGACTCGTAATTCAGTTGTAGATACGAGTGAATACGCAATGAAAAATAGTAATGTAGATGTTACTGATTGGACTTTATTCCAAAATAATACTACTGGAGCTACAACATCAGGACAATCTTTAGAATCAATGACTCGTATATATAGAGTTGATTATGATGGAAGCATTTGTCAAAGAATTGGTATTAACGAAATTAATGATATTGCTGATGACTCTTCGATGAGTAATATTACAACAGATAAGGCTTTTTATATTCATGAAGATAAGTTAGGTATATTTCCTACTCCGACTGAAGTGAAAGAGATAAAAGTTTATTATTATCGATTACCGCATAAGATGCTTATAGAAGCAATCACAGCAGCTGCCTCTACAACATCTTCTATGACTTCAACAGCTGATTTAAGTATTGGAATGAAAATGTCTGGATCAAAATTTCCAGTAGGAACTGTTGTAAAGAGTATTACAAGTGCAACGCACTTTACTACAAGTATTGCTTCTACTTCAGGGGGTGCAGATACTGTAGCGTTTAGTGAGTTTGAAATAGATGACCGTTATCAACGCATACTTATTTACTATCCTTGTTGGAGAGTCTCAGAGAGACTTAGAGACCTAAATTTAATTTCATATTTTAAAAACGAATGGTTAGAACAAAAACAAAGAGTTATTCTTGAAAGACAATCCAGAGATGGAAGTACAGTCCTAACTGTTCCTTATAACGACTTTTAATGGCTAGAAAAACTATAAGAGATTTTTCAGGTGGATTAGTTACTTATCAATCTGAACTAGATTTATCCGACAATCAATTCCAAGAGTTTGATAATGCTATCAATACCAAAAGAGGTAGTATTACTGCACAAGGAGCTACAGTAGTAGCATCTTCTGCTATATCTAACGCAAGACAAGTTACCACTGAAGTAGAAAGATATAGAGCAGAAAAAAATACTAATGGAGATGATATTAGTACTGAATGGTGGTTGGCTTCAAACATTCTTGATGTTTATAGGCAGGATATATCTGATGGTACTTCTGGAACATTTACTTCTATTAATACTTACAGCTTAGGTGCTGAATGTGTAACAGATGGAGACTTTTCAAGTAATACTAACTGGACAGTAGGTCAGAATTTTCTTTATGATTCTGGATCAGATAATATGGATTATAGTACTAGCGGTGATACACCAGGGATATTATCGCAAACATCAGCTCATATGGCTATTGCACTAAAAAAAGATAGAACTTATAAGTTACAGTTTACATTGTCTAGTGTTGGTGGTGGAGGTAAAGCGGTAATTGCTATTACAAATGCAGCTAACACTATTGCCTATGTTAGTAACAGTGTTTGCCTTAATGGAACTTCAACATTTTATTTTTCACCATTAGTTAGTGATGGTGGTATTTGTATTAATCCAGGAAACCCTTCGGGGACAGAAGATATAACAATAGATGATGTAACAATAAAAGAAATCCCGAAACATGATTTACTTATACACAATCAAATATTAAGAATTAGTGATGGTTCATTTAATAGTAGTAATAATTCTAAATGGTATGGGCATATTAAAAGAGATTTTTTCGGTTCAGGTGAAACATATTCTGATGGCTATCGTTTTAGAATGCCTCCGATGGCTACTGCTTTAAATGCTTGGACATTGGAAGATACAGAATTAACACCTCCAACTGTCACTGCGATGAAATACGCTTTTGACCAAAACAATGATATTAACGCAGCAAATGAAGTAGGTATTTTTGTTCATTTTCCTGCAGGAAACACAGATGATCCTGAATTAATACCTTCAGCTCCTGCAAATACTTTTAGCAACAAAGATAAGTATACAGTGACATTCTTATATGACTATGTCCAAGAAAGTGAATTAGCTAGAGATGCTAATGGTGATATAGGTGTATTTTCTCAAAACTCTATTGGATCAACAGGTGGAGAGCATTGCCCAGGTATTCAAATTGTACCATTTACTGGTTCTTCTCTTGCAAGTTGGAATAAAAGAATCACAGGCATTAATCTATATTGGCAACCCGAAGATGATGTTGATTGGTATTTAGTAACTACGTATGATACTCAGCATGGTTTTTCAGAAGACCCAAGAGCTAAAGATTCTGCAGAAGATGTAGTCATAAGAAGTGGTTCAACTATTAAAACAAATAATGGATACTGGATTCCATGTATGGAACCTTATGCTGCTAATGCAGATAGTTATGAAAATATTAATGCTTCAACATCAAGTACATTTACAGAAAAAGACGGTACAAGCAGTTGGGGAACAAACTTTACTGCAAATAATATGGTTTTTGTGTACCCTGCAACATCTGCGACTACTTTAGCTGATGCTTCTGCACAATTAGCTCAAACAATTACAATTATTGCAAGTATTAAATCTGTAAGTGGTACAACCCTAACAACAGGTGTTAGTGGTGGAGCGACAGTAAAGTGGAAAACTTGGAACGGTGAGGAGCAAGATGTCGATTCCCCATTTAATATGAATGATGCTAGGGCTTTTGCTGCAGCTGTATCTACAGATAAGCTTGCTACTTGGTATATACCAAATGATGGTTTAAAGCTATCTACCTATAACTCACTTACAGGAAGAGCTGCAGAAACTAGACTAAAACCAATTAAATGGAATACAGCGACTGTTGTTGGCAATAAAGCATTTTATGCAAATATAGATTTTAAGGATGAGAATGACCAAACACTTCGTGAAAAGAATCGCATTGTCTTTACTGATAACTTTAAGCTCGATGAGGCAGTGGTGGGAGCCAAGTTTGTTGATGTTGGTAAGAATGATGGCGATGAAATAACCTCATTACATTCTTCTCAGAATAGATTATATGTATTCAAAACAAGAAATATTTATATCTATAGAATACAAAGCGCACAATCTGCGAACTTTATTTTAGAAAGACATATTGCAGGTATTGGTTGTTTGCATAAACACGCAGTGATAGATACACCTTATGGTATTTGCTTTGCAGATAAAAAGCAAATAAGTCTACTTACAGGTACTCAAATAACTGAGTTATCTCTACTTATAAGGGACACATATCAAGGACTTACTTTAAACCCAGGTGCAGGAAGTTTTAGTATTGGTTACGATGGTATTAATAATATGATATTGTTTTCAGACTGGTCTGCAAGATCAATTACCACATCCCCTTCAACGAGTTTTTATGGATATAATTTTGATACAAGATCTTGGAATAAATTAACTACTGCAATTAGCACATTGCAAAGTAATATGGTGATGGATGACGAACAAAATATTCAAGGGTTTGATACATCAAGTAGAAGATTTGAAAATGCTATTTCTGGTTCACAAAATGGTGACGGCAGAACATTGAAAGTAAAAACAAAAAGATTTGACCTTGCGCTACCAGATCAATTTAAACGATTTACTAAGATTCATGTAACGTATTTAGCTGAAAATGGTGGTAATGTTAAGATAGATGCTGATGGAGAGACTACAGAATCATTAACTATTACATTAGCAGCGCACACTGCTCTTAATTGTCAATCAAGTTTAGTAAATATATTAGCAAAAAGTATTGAAGTTGAAGTCTCTGGTAGTTCCTCAGATATTCGCATCGATGGCATAGATGTTGATTATGATATAGAAGGGAGTAATCCATAATGGAAGAAACCATTGAGACACTTACCGATGGTAAGCAAGATAAAATTTTTAACCTTAAACAAGGATTTTTTAGTCCTCAAGAAGGTAAAGATACAGATATTGGAATATGCACTAAAGAAGGTAAGTTTTACTTAGCAGTAAAGCTAAATGAAGAGTGGCATTTCTCAGAAATTAAAAAAGCAAAGGATTTATAATGGATGAACTACAAAAAGCACTAGCTGATATTGATAAGATACCAATGATTTCTAAGTCAGCAAAGGATAAGCTAAAGCAAGATGCAAGAAGGAAATACGCTTTACGAACTCAAGCAGGAGCGGTTAGAGATCCAGAAACAGGATTATTTAAAGCAAATGATGGTAAACTATATGAGACTTTAGAGGAAGCTCAAAGAGGTTCTGAAGAAGCTCGTAGAATGGCAGAACTTCAAGAGACTGAAGAGAAAACAGAAGAGCAACTTGGAGAACTAGAGCAACTTATTCAAAGGTCTGGAAGAGCGCAAAGACAGATGGCTGAAAGAGTTGGTGCTAGACAACAAGGTCAGCTTATGGGTCAATTACAACGCTCAATCTTAGGTACAGGTGGCGAAGCTCAAACTTTAGGTGCTTTAGTCCCTCAAATTCAAGAACAAGGTGAAAGAGGCTTATTAGATAGGCTTACAGGTATTGAAGCGCAAACTGCACAACAATTACAGCAAGTTCCTAGGTTAGCAATAGGACAGGAGACTACAATGGCAAAGCTAGGTCAGACGCAACAACAGATTCAAGATCAAATGGCAAGAGCGATTATGAGTCAAGAAACTGCAAGGGCGCAAATACAAGCAGACATAGACAGGCAGCCAGAGTGGTGGGAAGGTATTGTAGGTGCTGCAGGTACTGCGATAGGAACAGCGGTTGGTGGCCCAGTAGGCGGAGCGATTGGTGGGTATCTATC